TTTAATAAAGTAATTATACATTAATGTAAAAATGGCCAATAGAAATATTGGCCATTTTTGTTTATTTAGAAGTATGATATATAATCTATGGCAACATATAATTTAAAATTTAATAAAGACGATTCAGTTATTAGACACGTCATCGTGGGACTATTAGCTGACCTGAACTCTAAACTTAGTTTTTTTAGACAAGTTAGTAATGATGAAAGAGTGGAAATAGATGTTCCATTCTTCTACGCAGTTTCTGGAGATGAAAACTTCATGAAAGATAATTTTCTATTTTCAAATGTAAACGGACTAGGATGTGACCCTGATGGTGATTTTGCAGATGGTAACTACGATAAAGTACCAAGAGGTATTGTAAATCTAACATCATTTGCAGTAGACCCTTCTAAACTAGTTAATAAAAGAAACATGGGTAATTATATGATGATGAACGAAGAGGGATTAATGGAAGGTTATGTTGCTGAGTTCGAAATGATTCCATGTTCGATTGGAGTTGATATAGAAATTTTAGTATCAAGTCAGTTAGATCTATTTAAAGTTACTGAGGCTATTGTAAAGAAAATGTATAAGGCTAATTTTTATCATGTAGATGCTGGACACTTAGAAGAGGGTACTTATAGAATTTCATCTGAGTATATGATGCCAGATGATTATTCACAAGAGCGTCCGATCGAATACTCATTTGACGATAAAGCAAATCATAAAGTCACATTCTCATTAGAAATTAATTCATTTATTCCATCCTTTGATTTCGAAGAAGATACTTATAGAAAGTATACAAGAACTACATACGCGTCTTCTACTGTATTTCCAAATGGAGTTATTTGTTCAAACTATGAAGATCCAAATGGATTCTTAGATCCAAGTAAAACACCGGATATTTATTTTGATAACTATAAACCTGCTAAATGGCAATCTAATGGTGAAGAATGGATTAGAGTTGAGGAGGGAGTTTCCTGCTCGGATGTTGCTGCAGATCTAGGTAAACAACTTTCTACAGAAAGTCAAATTAAGAGAATTACTAGACGTAGAAAACAGGCAAATAGAATGTTTACAATTGGTAATAGTAATACAAATGCACCTAGCAGTGGCCAAGCAGATAGTGCATTACAAGGAGACCAATATACCGTCAAGGCGAAGCGCTTCCCATGGGGTGATAAAATTGACGAATAATATGATGATATATAGAATAAGAAAACAAAAATAACTTGATAATGACAAATACAGTTAATAACAAAGTTACATCTCCAGTTTTAGAAAGTGGACAAGGTCATCTTTTCCATACAGCAGGAGCTAACTTTAAAATTACAGGCAGTCATATCGAATCAATTACTGAAACTAATGATCTATTTCAGACACTAGTAGCCGCTAATAAAGTATTCGATATTAATGAAACAGGCGTTTCATTTTACTATGACTACAACAACAAACAATCAGTTACTAAAATAGAAGAAGGCTCAGTTAAAAACTTTGGTCAATTCTTAGAATTAAATGATAAGCTAGATTTCTTAAAAAACTCTGCAAAAGACTTAAGACTTGCTGGTGAGAGGGGTAATGCTCTTTCTGAAGTAAATAAAGAAATTGAAACTACAGGTATGGCAATTGCCGAGTCTAAGGAAAAATCTTTAGTAATTGAATTTAGATATGTAGCTGAATCCAACAAATTTTTTGCTGGTAATATTGAAATTACTTTAGGTAACGAAGAGTCTTTAGCAGAAAGATTCTTTAATATCGGCTATATTAAATATGCAGACAAATCTTTACTAGAAGCTTTCCAAACAGCAGCAGAAAACTTTGGCTCATTTAAAGTTTTAGATTTTGTAACAGAATCTAAATCAGATAATATTGTAGTTTCTACAATGAGAGCTGAAAAAAATGCATTTGTTTATAGATTAAATGAAGAAACTAAAATATCTAAGTTTCAAAAAATGCTAGCAGATGCTGCAATTAAATTTGTTGCAGAAAATACTGGTGTTGATATTTCAGAACAATTTGCAGATCTATTAGAAGAGAGCGCTAAAAGAACTCAAATGAAAAATGAGAAAATTTCTATTCTAAAAGAAATGTTAGCATTCTTATATGACCAAAGAGGTAGATTAGCAGAAGCTGATAGAAACTTACCGGACATTAAAGCTGCAGATAATTTAATTGAAACAGAAATTACTAAAGTTAAAGCTGATATTGCTAATTTAGAAGAAACACTTTCTATCGAAGATGGTTATGTAAATGCAACTACTAAAGGTGAAGTTGAAGGACTTCCAGAAGGAGCAGAACTTAAAGTTGATGCTGTTGAATTTAACCAAGCAGGTAAGAATGATATTCTAACTGTTTTTGTTGAAGACAAGCCATTTAGAGTAGAAAAGTACAAGATTAATATTGCTGGAGAAGACAATCTTTAAGCATTCCATTTTATATTAATTTATAGGAAAAGCCCATTTCGAAACAAATGGGCTTTTTTTCATATAACTAGTAATCAATTAGAAGAAAACTGTGCCTAGAAAAAAGAATTATTTAAACAATAGAGATTTATACGATCAGATCGTATTATCTAAAGAGCAAGATAAATTAACACCCGATGCAGAAAAAATGCTAATACTACTCTCTGAAAGAGCGATTAGAAAATTAGTTTACCTGAATGAGGATGATAGAAATGACTGCTTACAATTTGCAATATTAGATTTATTAAAGTATTGGAGAAACTTTAACCCTAAGTATACTAATGCATTTGCCTACTTTACAGAAATAGCAAAGCGTGGTTATGCAAAGGGCTGGAATAAAATACATCCGACTAAATATAAAAATACAATGTCAATGGATCGTATCAACACTAAGAATAGTGATGGTGAATCCGGTATGTTTAATATCTAATGTCAATAAAGAACTTAAAACCCAGCGGTAACTCTGGATTTGTACAAGGTTATTATACGCCTGAAAATCCTGATAAATATATTGGTCCAACACCAATCATTTATCGTTCCTCCTGGGAAAGAAAGTTTTGTATTATGTGTGATACTAAAGAAAATGTATTAAAATGGTCTTCCGAGCCGGTTAAAATTAAATACCGCTCAACTATGGATAAGAGAGAACATACTTATTATCCAGACTTCTATATGAAAACTAAAGGTACAAATGAGGAAGGTCCTATTGAATGGCTAGTTGAAATTAAGCCAGAAGCACAGATCAAAAAACCACTACCCCCTAAAACAAAATCTAAAAAAGCACTTAATTCATATAAGTTTTTAGCAGAACAATATATTAAGAATAGAGATAAGTATGCCTATGCAAAGGCATGGTGTGAAAATAGAAAATGGAGGTTTATCGTCTTAACAGAAAAAACTCTTAAATAATGGGCCAGGTTAAAAAACAAATAAGAGAGTTAAGTAAAGATGCTGGTGGTAAAGCTAGAGCAAAAGGCGCTGCTGAATCTTGGTTTGAAGATTCTAAGAAATCTATTAGAGAAACCATGGTTCAAAAAACAGCCACTAGATTTAGACCTGGACAAATTTATGTATTTAGATATGATGACCCTAAGTATGCTGAATGGTGGGATAGAAACCCATGTGTATTATCATTAGATCCAGCAGGTAATAATGATTGTGGCATTAATCTAAATATGTTACCACCTAATATTAAAGAAGAATTATTAGATGTGGTATATGAAAGATACCAAGGATTTATTAGAGGGCAAGAAGGAAAGCCGGCAAAATCTCAAAGACCATTAGGTTTTAGTTGGGATGGAGCAAAACAATTTCTAGGTAGATATGGATTTGATTTTGCGATTAGACAATATATCCCTAGTCGTAAAACATCACAAGCAATTGTAGGTTATGAAAACTGGGCAAGAATGGCACTTTGCGATTTTACCGATCTAGATGGTAAGTCAATTGGAGCTATTAGAGCCATGTTCAGAAACCACTTAAATAAATGAGATATATAAAACAGAAATAATACTATATTATGGCAGGATTTACCGAAAAAAGAAACGGACCATTTAGTTCTAACTCAAGACCATTTAGCCTCTCCAATGCATTGAAGACGCTAAGTTCTTTTGGTATGCGTTATGACGACATGGTACTTAGACAATCTCAAGCTATTGGTCCAATGGAAGACCAGTTCGGCTATAGAGAGATGAACCCGTTCGGCCTAGACAATGATGATATTTATGGTGCATTTGCTGCACTATCCATGGGAGATATTAATATGAAGAAGAACGTACCGTTCTTTGATATTGATTACCCTGGTAAAAGAGAAGAATTAAGAAGGTTCTCATTAAACGATGAAATTGAAGATATTCTAGATATACTTTGTGATGAAGCAGTGGTATATGACGAAAAGAACTTCTTTGCACAACCTTCAATTATGGGACTCGATGTCTCAGATCAGGTTAATAAAGACCTTAACAAATACTTTAGACAAATCTATCACTATTTTGGTTTTAATGGTGAACAATCAGCATGGTACTTCTTTAGAAAGTTCCTAGTTGATGGTTACTTATCATTTGAGATAATTTATTCCCCAGACCAAAAAGAAATTATAGGTTTTAAAGAAATCGATCCAGTAACCCTAATGCCTGGTTTTAATAAAGACGATGGTAAAAAGGTATGGGTACAATATAAAGACGATCCAGTAAAAGAAAGAGTGTTATATGATTCTCAAATCATTTACATTTCATATTCTTCCCTGTCAACTGCTTCAAGAGTTAGTTATGTTGAGAGACTGGTTAGATCGTTTAACCTACTTAGAATTATGGAACACACCAGAGTAATCTGGGCAGTGACCAATGCTTCATTTAGAATGAAGTTTATTATCCCTGTTGGTGGTAAATCTAAAACAAGAGCAAAAC